CGCGCCATCGCCAACCAGATCGACGCACTGAGCGGCGTCTACCTCAGCACCATCTACAAGCTGAGGAACCTGAAGTGAGCGTTGATTATCAAGTTCTTTTCAATTTAGCCACGGGCATCGCCGCCTTCTTTGGCGGCTGGATCATCAACAACATCTACAAGGCCGTGGATCGTCTGGACAAGGACGTGCGCGACTTTCCGGTCACCTACGTCACGAAGGATGACTACCGAGACGACATGCGAGACGTGAAGAAGATGCTGGAAAAGATCTTCGACAAGCTCGACGGGAAGGCCGATAAATGAGCACCAGCGCCACCGCGATGACCTTCACGACGCTGCAGCAGGACGTGCGGCGTTATCTTGAGCGTGGCGCCACGCTGGCCTCGGACGCCGTCGTCTACGAGCAGATCCCGCGCCTCATCAATCTGGCCGAGCGCCGCATCGCTCGCGAGCTGAAGGTTCAGGGCTTCATCAACGTCGTGACGGGCACCCTGACTACGGGCCTGTCCGTGTATGACAAGCCTGACCGCTGGCGCGACACGATCAGCATAAACATCGGCACGGGCGCCACTAACGACACGCGCACGTTCCTATTCACGCGCGGCTACGAGTACCTGCGCAGCTACTGGCCCGACAGCACCCAGATGGACACGCCGCAATTCTACGGCGACTACGACTTCAGCCACTGGCTGATCGTGCCGACGCCGGATGAGGACTACCCCTTCGAGGTTCTGTATTACGAGCTGCCGCCCCTCCTCAACGAGGAGCTGCAGAGCAACTGGATCAGCGAGTACGCGCCGGAGCTTCTGCTGTACGCGACGCTGCTGGAGGCGACGCCGTTCCTGAAGAACGACGAGCGCATACAGGTCTGGCAGGCCATGTACGATCGCGCCGCGGCTATGCTGAACGGCGAAGATCTCAAGAAAATCTTGGACCGCTCGACGGTTCGCAAGGAGGCTTAAATGTCGGTCTACACGCAGGTCTTCGGCGGCACGACGATCTACCCGTCGAATGTGTCGTATCTGGCGCTGGCCCTCACGGCGGACGTGACCCTGTCGTGGCCGTTAGATGCCAACGCGTCTGCGGACGTCGCCGCGCGCATCATCGACGTGACACCCACGGGCGCCTACTCAATCTTCATGCCGCCCGCCGATCAGACCGGCGTCGGCCAGACCACGCTCTTCAACAACCTCGGCCCCGACACTATCACGGTCAAGGACAGCATCGGCGGCACGCTCATCTCGATCGCCACGGGTCAGCAGTGGCAGATCTACCTGACCGACAACACCACGGCCGCGGGCTCGTGGCGCGTCTTCCGCTACGGCGCGGCGACGGCTCAGGCGCAGGCCTCGGCCCTCGCAGGCCTCGGCCTCGTGGCGCAGGGCAGCGTCCTGTCGCAGACGTATCCGACCATCACCTTCAACAGCGACTACACGGCGGGAACTTCTGATCGGGCGGCCTTCTACGTCTGGACCGGCGGCGTCGGCGCTCTCACCCTTCCCTCGGCGGCGTCTGCGGGCAACGGCTTCTTCATCGCCGCGCGCAATGGCGGCAGCGGCAACCTGACCGTAACCCCCGCCGGTTCCGACGACATCAACGGAGCCGCGACACTGGTGCTGCGCCCCGGAGACAGCGCCGTCTGCAACAGCGACGGCATCGGCTGGTACACGGTCGGCTTCGGTCAGGATGCCGTGTTTGCCTTCGACTACACGTCGATTGATCTGAGCAGCGAGACCAGCCCATACATTCTGTCCGGGGCCGAGCTTAACCGCATTGCGTATGAGTTCATCGGCACCCTGACCGATGACATGGTTATTCAGGTTCCCGGCACGACGCAGCAGTATTGGATCAGCAACGCGACCTCCGGCTCGTATGCTCTGGGCCTCGCAACCGTGTCTCAGGATCCGCCTGTGGAGGTGCCGCAGGGCTCTCGCGGCATTTACTACAGCAACGGCGTAGACGTCGTAAACGCCGCGACTGCGAGTATCGCGACGCCTATTTCTATAGCCGACGGCGGCACGGGCGCCACCTCGGCGGGCGGCGCGCTTATCAATCTGGGCGGCACGACAGTCGGCATCGCCGTCTTCACGGCGGCGGATGAGGCGGCAGCTCGCGCGGCCATCGGCACCGTCTCAACCGAAGACAGCTACAGCTTTGCAGTGGCGATCAGCTAATGCCAGACGAGATCGTCCGCATAGCATCTTCGCCCGGTATCAAGCGAGACGGCACCAAGTTCGAGGGTGACGCCTACGTTGACGGGCAGTGGGTGCGCTTCCAGCGCGGCCTCCCGCGCAAGATCGGCGGATATCGCTCGATCAACAAATACCTGCAGGGACTGGCGCGCACGCTCTACACCTACACGAAGAACCAGCTCACGTACGTCCACGCCGGATCGTACGCCCTCGTGGAGCGTTTCTATGTGGACAGCGGCGGCAACACGTCCGTCATCACCGACAGGACGCCGAGCGCGCTCGTCGCGGACGACCGCAATATGTGGCAATTCGACAGTGATACCGGCTCCGACGGCAACTTGCTGTTGGTCGCGCAAGTGGCGCCGAACCTCAACTGCATCTGCAACAACGACGGCGGCCAGCTCTTCGTCGGCGACCTCTTCGGCACGGACGCCCTGACTGAGCTGACGGAAGCAGGCGGCGAGTTGCCCGAAGGCTACAGCGCCACGGGCGGCATCGTCTCCCTGCACCCGTACACCTTCTTCTTCGGTAACCAAGGCTACGTGGCGTGGTCTAAGCCGGGAGATCCGACGGACTACGTCGGCACCGGGTCCGGCAACGCGAACATCACAAGTCAGAAGATCGTGCGCGCCATCGCCCTGCGCGGCGGTCCCGGCAATGCGCCCTCGGGGCTGTTCTGGTCCGCCGACAGCCTGATCCGCGCATCCTTCGTGGGCGGTTCCCTCATCTTCCAGTTCGACACGATCTCGACGCAGAGCTCGATCATGTCGGCGCAGTCCGTCATCGAGTACGACGGCATCTTCTACTGGGTCGGCAGCGACCGCTTCCTGATGTTCAACGGCGTCGTGCGCGAGATAAAGAACACCCTCAACCAGAACTTCTTCTTCGACAATCTCAACTACGCAAACCGGCAGAAGGTCTTCGCGACCAAGGTGCCGCGCTTCGGTGAGATCTGGTGGTGCTTCCCCAAGGGCTCGTCCACCGAGCCCAATCATGCGGTTATTTACAACATCCGCGAAGACATCTGGTACGACTGCGCCCTGCCCGAGGACGGCCGCGGCGCGGGGGCTTTCCCTGCAATTTTCCGCAAGCCCATGATGTCGGGCGTGGAGCCGCTCGCCTATACGGCGCAGGCGGCCGTGATCGACGATGTGGGGACGGGGTATGCTGAGGGAGATGTGCTGACCGTCGTCGGGGGCCAGTACGCGATCCCGGTTGAGCTGACCGTTACGGCTGAGAGCGGCGGCGCGATCGACACCCTCGAGATTACCAATGCAGGCAGCTACACAGTCGTCCCGAGCAACCCCGTAGAGGTGACTGGAGGCTCGGGCGCCGATGCGACGGTCACACTTACCTTCAACCGGCCCTACCACTTCTGGATCCACGAGACGGGCACTGACGCCATCAGCGGGCAGAGCCAGCAGCCCATCCTGTCCTACTTCGAGACGGCGGACATCTCCCTGCCCGCCCAGAAGCAGGTCAACAAGGCGCTCCAAGTGCTCATGCTGGAGCCCGACTTCGTGCAGTCGGGCGACATGACGGTGCAGGTCCGGGGGCGCGCCAACGCCCGCTCGCCCGAGGTAAACGGCGAGAGCAAGACCATCGTGCAGACGCCTCAGACGCCACAGGAACAAATCATATACTTCAAGGATCAGCGCCGTGAATTGCGCTTCTACTTCGAGAGCAACACGCTCGGCGGCGACTATCAGATGGGTCTAGTCATGGCGCATCTGCAGCCGGGTGATGGAACCGTTATCGGATGATCGACCCGCGCAACATGACTTTGCTGGACTGGGCGGATAGTGTAATACTGTCCGTCGGCGATGCTTGGTCTTTCGGGCGTTTAACTGACGAAAGTCTCTGGCAGGACTGGGCGGTAGGTTTTGTACGCGCGACACCTTTTTCGCAGCGCAACCTCCCCGATCCGTATCAGTTTACAGATTGGCGAGACTGGGCGATGCGCGCATATCCGATGCTTGAGGGAACTGGCTGATGGTTATGCAGCGCGGCTACGATAACTCTCGGGACGAAGAGTATTTCTACGACGACGGTCAGCCTGAGCCCACGTCTGAGCCTGAGCCCACGCCTACGTTTCAGCCTACGTACCCGCTCCAGCCCGACGCCCCGCCGCCCGGAGCCCCGGCGGCTGGGGGCAACTCCTTCTACTCTGCCGGCGGCTACACGCCCGAGCAGGAGGCGTACATGCAGTCTGTTGGGGCGGCGTTCAACGATCTCGTCGCCAAGTACCCGGGCGCGGCTATTTCCATGCCCGACTTCATGAACCCGACGTACAACCAGCCGTCGGAAGATCCGAACGTCGAAGTTGACACGTGGACGCCGCACTACGCCCCGGGCTCCGTGATTGACGCCGCCATGGCCTCGGGCAAGACGCCTGAGCAGATGATCTCGAACTCCGGCTACGGCGTGACGAACTACGGGAAAGTCAGCACTGGCGGCTTCAAGACTGGAGACCCAAACGCCAAGCAAGCATGGCTGACGCCGGGTACGACCTACACCCTGATCGACAACGTCACGGGAAAGCAGATGGGCGCCAGCGCGTCTACGCCCCAAGAGCTGCTGGCGCTGACGGAGCAGGCCAAGTCTATATCTAACACGCAAGGCAAGAAGGCCGACTGGTCTATCGTCAAGGGGGACGGTGCCGGAGGGGAAACTGTCGCCGCCGATGCGCGCGACCCCGACAAAAACCTGAACGCGCTCTACGCGCTCGCCGCCCTCGCGGTAGTAGTGGCGGCGCCCTACGCCCTCGGGGCTTTAGGCTTCGGCTCTACTGCTGCTACTGCTGCCGCCGGTGCTTTGGCGCCCGTCGTGTCGACGCCCGCCATCGCTCTTGGCGGTCTGTCTACCGCTGCTGGTTTGGGAGCCGCCAGTCTTGCTCCGGCGATTGTAGGCGGCATCGAGACCGCCCTAGTTTCCGCCCCCGCCCTCGCCGGGTCGACTATCGGCGGAACGCTGGCCGGT